AGTTGTAATTGATGTTAATGCGTCTATTTCAACATCTGTCACATTTAAATACAATTTACCAAACAGAAAACTTATCTCAACTGGACTAGATTTTGTTGCTGCTGGAGTTGGAACAACAACCAACACAATTTCTTTAACAAATCATGGTTTTGCCAATGGTCAAAAAGTGATTCACACTTCTTCATCACCTGCTGTTGGATTGCAAAATGATAAAGAATATTTTGTTTATGTTGTTGATAAGGATAATATCAAATTAACAGATAGTAAGTATGAAACACAACAATCAATTCCAGAATTTGTAAATATATCAACTCAAGCGTCTGGAACTATTTCTCCTGTTAATCCACCTCTAGTATTCTATAAGAATTCTGCGGTTTCATTTAACTTGGGAGATCCATCTTTATCATATACTCAAAGTAGCACAAAGTATCCTGGATTTTATCTCGAATTTTATAAAGATTCAAACTTTACACAAAAATATGAGACAAGTGGTGTTGAATCTACATTTGATGTAACTCGTAGTGGAACAGTTGGCGTAAGTTCACTTGCCAAAACAACTCTTAACATTAATGAATATACGCCAAAAATTCTTTACTATAAACTTGTTTCAATTGATACACCTGAGAATTTAACAGGCAATAAAGAAGTTGTTGTTGATAATAGTGTTGATTTAAATAATCAAATTATAGTGAAAGACAGTGAGTATAATGGAGAGTTTGAAATAACAGACTATACATCAAATACATTCTCCTATAATTTGAGAAAATATCCAGAATCTTCTTCATATAGTTCGACACAATCTGAAATTAAATATACAACAGATTCTGTTAATGCTTTTGGACCAATATCCTCAATTAAAGTAAGTGATAAAGGAAGAGGATATTTAAAAGTTCCTGGAATTACAACAGTAACATCTACTTATGGAACGGGAGCAATACTAGAAGCATCTAGTAAAACAATCGGTAAGATAAGAACTACAAAAATAGAAAATATTGGTTTTGATTATCCATCTGATTTTACTCTTAGACCAGAAACAAAAGTTCCTCAAATATTAAGAGTTGAACCTCTAACAGGATTTGATTATATCGGTATCACTTCATTTGGAACTGGTTATACTGTTGCACCAAAATTAGTCGTTCTCGATGGAAAAACCAAAAAAGTTGTTGATGATGCAGACTTGAGGTATGTTTTAGGTCAAAATAAAGTTGACATCATTCAAAACAGCTTTAAACTTTCAGATACTACTCCAACTATTATACCTACAGAAAATCCAAATGGTATAAGAGTTTCTTCTTTAGTTTATAATACTTCAACACAAGAAGTAACGGCAACTTTAAAATCTCAGTATAGTGATAATTTTCCACTTTCAGTTAATGATAAAATACTGGTTGAAGGTGTCAGTGTTGGAGTTGGTTCCACATCTAAAGGATATAATTCATCAGCGTATAATTATTCACTCTTTACAGTCACACAAATTCATCCAAATTTTGGTGGAGGAGTTGGAATTGTAACTTATAGTATGACTGGATATGTAAACAACGGAGAATATCCAGGTAATTTTGATTCGGAAACATCCGCTGCTATTCTGGTTCCACAAAAATATTTTCCACAATTTAATCCAGTTTTAAAATCTAGTGAGTTCTTAAAGTCCAATGACGTTACTGATGGTGTTGCATCTGGTGTAGTTTTTGACTGGAACAAAAATAGCAAACTTCTTACGGTAGAATCTATAGATACCTTTACTGTAGGAAAAGTTGTAAGTTCGTTACAAACAAATGCAAATGGAGTTGTAAAAGAGATCATCTCATCGGAATCTAATTATGATTTAGATTACTATTCTATTGTAGAAAATGGATGGGAATACTCTACTGGATTTTTAAACAATGAACTACAAAGAATTCATGACAACGAATACTATCAAAACTTCTCATATTCAATTAAATCAAAAATTCCATATGAAGAATGGAATGATGTAGTTAGTTCACTAAACCATACTTCGGGATTTAGAAAGTTTAGTGATTTGCAAGTCGAATCAAAACTTCCACCACTATCCGTTAATACTCTTACTACACGTCCAATAGGCACAGTAACAAATCAAATTGATTTAATCAGTTCTTATGATACAAACTGTGTTCCTAACTTTGATTTAGTTTCTGAAACTTATTTGACAAATAACATTCTTGCTTTCTCCGATGAAATAATATTTAAAACACGCATCTTGACTGATTATGCAGAATCGATCGGAAACAGAGTTTTAACAATTGATGATATCAGTGGAGAGTTTAATAATAATGCAAGATCTACTCCATATGGTGAAGTTTTTAGAAAGAGAGTTGCTGACGGAAGAGCACAGAAGTTTGTTGTTTATACTAAGGATAGACTTTTCACTGGAGAGAGACAATTAATGATGGTGACTGTCCTGAATGATTTAGGACGTGGAATCGCCATGATGAATCAATATGGAAGAGTTGAATCTGTTCTTGATCTCGGATCATTTGATTATGTTATTGATGGATCAGAAGGAATTCTAAATTTCTATCCAGTTAAGTATACATTGAACAATTATAATGTTTCTGTTCTATCATATAATATTGATCAACTCAATTTAGGAACAACTAGTTTAGATTCGATTGGAAGTACAACCATTGGAGTATCAACTGTTTCTGGATTTAATGGAGCTTTAGTGAGTATTGCAACGTCTAGCATTCTTGCAAATGGCGGATTACCACAAACAATGGTTACTTTGGCAGGAATTGGAACCACTTCATCTGGAACTAGATCTGCAAAGATTTTAGTTCATGTTGAGGCAAGTGATGGAAGATGTGAATATGATGAGTTAAATCTTGTTCATGATGGTTCAAATATTGAAATGCTTGAATATGGTCAATTAAGTGTTCACTCTACTGATCCATATTCTGCTATTGGTCTTGGCACTTATTATCCATATTTCTCTGGTTCTGACATTAAGATTGACTATACACCTGTAGTAGGAATTGTAACTGCAAAATTAAATACCGTCGTCGTTGCAATTTCTTCTGAAGGATACTCTGGTATTGGTTCATTTGACATGTCTTACGGTCAACTGACTGCCAAATCAGTAACAATAGCAGCATCTGGATCACCAACAGCAGTTGGTGTTGCAAGTTATGTTAATTCATACGATGCAGCGTATTGTTTAGCACAAGTTTCTGACACTACAAACGGTGAATATCAGATTTCTGAAATATTAATGATTGATGATAATAATGAAGTTTATATGACAGAATATGGAAATGTAGAAACTTCATCTAGTTTAGGAACGTTTAGTGGAAGAAGAACTGGCGATATTACTGAATTAACTTTTACACCAAATAGTGGTATTAATGTAAAAGTAAAAACTTTAATTCATGCTCTGAGCATAGAAGAAAATCCAAGTGGAGAAGAATTTATAGATTTTAATAATGCATCTCTCGATAGTCAATTCTCTATTTACACTGGTACTCTAGCATCAATTAAGAGAGACTTTAATCTTACTCATAAAACATATCCAATATTCAAACGTGTATTTGATGGCACAGATTCAAATATCGTTGATATTTCTGCTGATACTATAATTATTCCGAATCATTTCTTTGTTAGCGGAGAAGAAGTAACTTATGCACCACAAACAGGTGTAAGCACAAATTGTATTGGAATTGCAACTACCTCAATAACAGGAATTGGTTTAACTAATAAACTGCCTCCATCTGTCTATGTAATTAAAATTAGTGATAATAAGATTCAACTTGCATCAACAGCAGAAAATGCTCTTAAGAGAATTCCAGTCGCTTTAGACTTTACTTCAGTTGGAATTGGAACTTCTCATAGTATTACTGCAAAAAATCAAAATAAAAAAGTTTTAGTTTCGATTGATAATGCAATACAATCTCCAATTGTAGGTACTTCAGTTACGACAACACTTTCTAGAGAGTTATTAGTCACAGAAGATATAGCGTACTTTAGCGGAATAACTTCTTTCTTTGGTGCGGACTATATTCAGATTGATAATGAAATTATGAAAGTTCTTGGTGTTGGAATTGGAAGCACCAATGCAATTAAATTAACTAGAGCGTGGCTTGGAACGACTTTAGTTGGACACTCAACAGGAGCAAAAGTCACAAAAATTAAAGGAAATTATAATATCATCGATAATATGATTAACTTTATTGAAGCACCATATGGAAACAATCCTATTGGTTCAATTACAGATCCTCCACAATTTAGAGATTGGATTGGTATAACAACATCATCTAGTTTTAATGGAAGAGTCTTCACTCGTTCTGGAGTTCAGAATAGCACTCAAGAAACTTACACTAAAAATTATATTTTTGATGATATATCTCAGAACTTTACTGGTCAAGATAAAAACTTTAGATTAACTTCTGATAGCTCTAATATAATTGGTGTTGCAACAAATAATGCAGTTATTTTAATTAACGGCATATTCCAAGGTCCTGGTCTCACTTATGATTATACGTTAAATGAAGCAAGTGGAATTACTACAATTAGTTTCACAGGAACTGCAAGTTCAGTCTTCTACGATCCAAATAATGCAAACGTTCCTGTTGGAGGAGTAATTGTTTCTGTTGGATCTACAGAAGGATTTGGTTATCAACCACTTATTGGTGCTGGTGGCACAGCAGTTGTTTCCGCTGCTGGAACTATATCCTCGATTAGTATTGGAAATAGTGGTTCTGGATACAGAGTTGGCGTTCAAACGGTTCGTGTAGGCGTTGCGCTTTCTTCAAGAGAAACACCAAATATTGAATTTATTGGAACCGCAGTTGTCAGCAATGGTCACATTGTAAGTATTGCAGTTACCAATCCTGGAATTGGATACACTAGAACTAATCCACCATATGTAGTAATTGATGCACCACTATCATATACTAATATTCCACTACAATACAGTTCAGTATCAGCAACTGGAAGCGGTGCTCAAGCAAAAGTTAATATTGTGGTTGGACAAGGATCTAGTGTAATTGATTTTGAAATCATAAACACTGGATATGGTTATGGCGCTGGTCAAATTCTAACCGTTCCAATTGGAGGATTAACAGGAATTCCAACAACATCCTCTTCAAACTTTAGAGAATTCCAACTTACAATTCAAGATGTTGATAAAGACGAATTTTTTGGATGGTCAATAGGTCAACTTCAAGTTTTGGATGATTTTTCAAATCTATTCAATGGAACTCGAAAGACTTTCCCAATCAGTCTAAACGGAAACAGACTATCAATTCAGGCAAAACCTGGATCTTCCATAACAGTTCAAGATACACTTTTGATCTTTATCAATGATATTTTACAAGTTCCAGATGAATCATATATTTTCACTGGTGGAAGTAGTATAACATTTAAAGAAGCTCCAAAATCTGGAGACACTCTCAAATTTATTTTCTACAAAGGAACTGGTGGATCTGATGTTATTGATAGAGAAGTTATTGACACAATAAAAGCTGGAGATGATTTAACCATTGGTTATGATGTTGCTTTAGGACAACAAAAGTTCTTACAACAAAGTGAAAGAACTGTAAGAGAGGTAACTTCATCAAACTCTGTTGATACAAATGTTTATTATGGTCCAGGATTATCTGAAAATAATGAACTTTATAGACCAATTACTTGGTGCAGACAGACAGAGGATAGAATCATTAATGGAGAAGTTGTTAGCAAGAAACGTGAACTCTATGAACCTCTGATTTTCCCATCATCATACTTAATTCAATCTGTTGGTGTTGGTTCTACGGTTGTTTTTGTAGATAATATTAGACCTTTCTTCAATCAAATAAATGAAAATGCAGTTTCTGTTGAATTCCAAAAAGAAGTTGTAATTGTTGATTATGCTGAAAAAGTATCCGCTGCTGCTACTGCAGTGGTTTCAGCCGCTGGAACTATATCTTCAATTGTTATATCTACGGGAGGTGTTGGTTACTCAACTTCTCCAGAAGTAAACGTACAAAATCCAGTCGGACTTGGTTCGACCGCAAGAGCTCTTGCCACTTCCACAATTTCTGCTGGAGGAACAGTTTCTAGTATAACGATAACCACTCCTGGTGTTGGATATACAGATACAAATCCACCAGTTGTATTGATTGGACCACCTACGTTTAAAACTGAAGAAAACACTGTTGTTTCCTATGAAGGAGATTTTGGAATTATTACTGGTATTGCAACCACTTCCGTAGGTGCTGCAGTAACAGGAATTGTTTTTGACCTAGTTATTCCACAAAATTCTTCCCTAAGAAATGCTGATGTTACCTCGTTTACAACAAGAAGTGGAATTAATACTGGTTATTATTTCGTGGTATTCAATTCTAACGTTGGCAATGGAGTAACTTCTCTGGATTCAAATAACAGTGTTGTTGGTGTTGGCACTACATTCTTAGACAATATTTACAGAGTTGCAAGCGTTGGTATTGCAACCACTGGTGCTATTGGTCTTGGTGTAACAGTTGTAACCAGAGTAACTGTAAGTGTTTCCAACTTTAACGGTCTGACAATACCTGGTCTTGGATATAGTAGTTTCTATGGAGAGTATAGTTGGGGAAGACTTCTTCTTTCAGATAGGAATAAACTTCAATCATATAATGCTATTACAACAAATGGAGTTGTTGGAATTAAAACAGGTCCAATTGTGAAGAGAAATAAATCTCTCAAATACCAAAATTACAGTTCATAAATAAATAAAAAACTCAAAATGGCTGCTATTATAACTGATCAGATTAGAATATTAAATGCCAAGAATTTTGTTGGAGCAGTTTCTACCTCAACAAATTCTTATTATGCTTTTGTGGGACTTCCAAATCCAAACAATATTCAATCTGATTGGAACACAACGCCACCAAATCCGGTAGATAATTTCAATTCAGAAAATGACTACTGGGACACAATGATTGCTTTGAAAAAAATTACTTCAAGCGATGTTAAACAAGTAGTTAAAAAAACTTCATGGTCCTCTGGAATTACTTACGATTACTATCGTCACGATTATAGCATTACAAATATTCCAAAAAATTCAAGTGGCACATCTTTATACTCCGCTAATTATTTTGTAGTTAATGGTGATTATAGAGTTTATATTTGTCTACAGAACGGTACAACTCCAGAAACTCCAGATGGAAAACCATCACTCGATGAACCAACTTTTACAGATTTAGAACCAAGAGCAGCAGGAACAAGTGGTGATGGATATATTTGGAAATATCTTTATACAATTAAACCGTCAGATCTGATTAAATTTGACTCAACAGATTTCATGCCAGTTCCATTAAGTTGGAAAACGAGCACAGAAAATGCTGCTGTCAGAGATAACGCAGTTGATGGTAGTATTAAAATTGTAGTAATTAAAGATCGTGGAGTTGGAGTTGGAACAGCAAACAGAACTTACACTAGAGTTCCAATTAAAGGTGATGGTAGTGGCGCAGAATGTACAGTTGTAGTTAATAATGATCAACAAATAGAAAGCGTAACAGTATCCAATCAAGGATCTGGATATACGTTTGCAAATGTAGATTTAACTTCTGGAGGAGTTCCTAGTCCATTATCTCCACCAATTCTTGATGTAATCATTCCACCTCAAGGTGGTCATGGATCTGACATTTATCGTGAACTCGGAGCAACAAACGTTCTTTTATATGCAAGAATTGAAAATGATGTTGAGAATCCAGATTTTATCACAGGCAATGAGGTCGCAAGAATTGGAATCATTGAAAGTCCACTAGCATATAATTCCAGTCAGATTTTAACACAAGATAAAGCGAGTGCATCATATGCGATTCGTTTAGCTGGTGCAGGATACAGTTCTGCATCGTTCACCGCAGACTCAATTGTCACTCAAACAGTCGGAACAGGAGTTACTGCTGTAGGAAAAGTCATTAGTTATGATCAAGTAACTGGGGTTTTAAAATATTGGCAAGAAAGAACTTTTGCAGGATTTAATACAGTTGGCACTGCACAAACTACACCTGCGTATGGATACGATTTAACCAGATTTACAACTTCACCAACTTCTGGAGGAAGTCTCACTATTGTTGGTGGTAGTGTTAACTTATCGATTAGCACTTCATTTAGTGGTGTCTCAACCACAATAAATAATAGAACATATTATCTTGGACAAACTTTTACAAATGGTTTGTCAAATCCAGAAGTTAAAAAATATTCTGGAAGCATCATTTATGTTGATAATAGACCATCCATCACAAGATCTTCAAACCAAAAAGAAGACATCAAAGTTATATTGCAGTTCTAACTAACTATGGCTCAGCAAACTAATCTCAATGTTTCTCCATATTTTGATGATTTTGATGAGAATGATAACTATTATAGAGTTTTATTTAAGCCAGGTTATCCAGTACAAGCAAGAGAATTAACAGGTCTTCAATCGATTCTACAAAACCAAATTGATAAATTTGGACAACACTTTTTTAAAGAAGGTGCAAAAGTAATACCAGGAAACACTGCATATAGTCAGAGTTACTATGCAGTTGAGTTAAACAATACACACTTAGGTGTTCCTGTTGAGTATTATATTGAGCAACTGTTAAAAAGAAAAATCATCGGATTAACTTCTGGTGTAACTGCAATTATTGATAAAGTTTTAAAATCTGCAGATTCTGAAAGAGGAAATCTAACTATCTACGTTTCTTATATTTCTTCTGGCGTTCAGAATCCAGAAATAAAAGAATTTTTAGATGGTGAACTCCTGGCAGCAGATACTGATATTATCACAGGTCCATTAAACAATACATTTATTCCATCTGGAGAGTCATTTGCCTCTGCAATTTCTCTAAACGCAACTTCCACTGCATCATCATTCTCAGTTTCAAATGGAGTATATTTTGTTAGAGGTACATTTGTAAATGTAGAAGACGAAACTATTTTACTAGAGCAATATTCAAATACACCAACCGGTAGAATTGGATTTAAAATTCAAGAAGAAATTATTAATTCTGACGAAGACGAAACTCTAACAGATAACTCAAAAGGATTTAATAATTATGCTGCACCCGGAGCAGATCGTTTAAAAATAACTTGCTCTCTATTTTTTAAAGCAATTGATGATTTTAACGACTCTAACTTCATTGAGTTAGCAACTGTAAATAATGGCATTTTACGTTCTCAAGTCAAAAACACACAATATAGTTTAATTGCAGACGAACTTGCTCGTAGAACTTTTGCAGAGTCTGGTGATTATACTGTAACTCCATTCGACATTACTGTCAAAGAATCTTTAAATGACGGTATTGCAAACAATGGAGTTTTTGAGCAAGGACAGTTTACATATTCAGGAACTATTGCAAATGATGATTTAGCTCTATATCAAATTTCTCCAGGAAAAGCGTTTGTAAAAGGATATGAAATAGAAACTATAAGTACTTCATATATTGATGCGCCCAAACCAAGAACAACAAAGACTTTAGAAAATCAAGGAATTAATTATAACACTGGAACAACTTTTGGATTAAATCGTGTCTTTGGAGCACCAGTTGTTGGTGTAGGAAATACGTATGTTTTAAGTCTAAGAGATACCAGAGTAGGTGTTAATAGCATTACTGCACCAGGAAAAGAAATTGGTTTAGCCAGAGTTTATGATTTTGCTTTAGAATCTGGTTCTTATTCAACATCAAATCCAAATACAAATGGGTGGGACATTTCTCTTTATGATGTTCAACTATTTTCTCACATAACTCTTAACGAACCAATCACACTGACCACGCCAACTTTTATAAAAGGAAAGTATAGTGGAGCAACTGCTTTTCTAAGAAGTTCTGTTTCTGCAGGAACTGCTTTAACTGTATATGAAAAGTCAGGAGAATTCGTAGCTAATGAACCATTTATTTTTAATGGAGTAGAAAATACAAGAATTGCTACAGCAGTCACATCATTTAGTGTTTCAGATGCTAAATCAGTTTATGGTGGTCCAGACTTAGGTAACATTGGATTTGCCAGAACTTTTTCTGCTGATACTATACAAACTGATTTTGTAAATGTTGGTATAGCAACAATTACTGCTTATGATGCAACTACAGGAAATAGTGTAGTTGTAAGTTCAAATCCTCTCTTTCCTGGTACATTAGTAAAGAGAAACGATCTGGTAAAATTTAGTGGATTAAATTTAGCCGATCCAATTTATGGAAGAGTAGTTAGTGTTGCTTCTACATCGATTACAATTGCTGGTGTAACTACAGTTACTGGTGTAGCAGAAGGTAAACTTCCACCATCAACCACTTTATCTGTTACAGATTTTACAATTTTATCTACACCACTCAATGCATCATCTGACAATACATTATATACAGTGATGCCTAAGAGCAATATTGCAAATGTAGATTTAACTGACGCTTCATTAACTATCAGAAAAATATACACAGTTAATATTTCTGGAAATCAACTTTCATCAGCATTATCCGCCGGAGAAAATCAAACTTTCTTACCATTTGATGAGGAAAGATATTCTTTAGTTAGATCTAATGGTGTAACCGAGGTTCTGACTTCTGATAAGTTTTCTTTCTCATCAGGATCAACAGTTCTACAAATTAATAATCTTGGTAGTAATGATACTGGAGCAACTCTTGTTGCAACTCTGAAAAAAATAAAACCAAAAGCAAAGGTTAAGAGACAAAATAGAGTTAGAGCAATTGTAGTTGATAAGTCAAAATTAGTTGGTTCTGGTGTTGGTGCTACTACACTGAATGATGGACTAACTTATGGCAATTTCCCATATGGAACAAGAGTTCAGGATGAGAATATTTGTTTAAATTCTCCAGATGTGCTTAGAATTCATGGTATTTTTGAATCTAATGACACTACAACTCCATCAGCTCCAAAAGCAACTTTATCATCTCTTACTGGTCCTACAGGAAAAACCTCAGATTTAATTATTGGAGAAAGAATAAAAGGTTCTTCTTCTGGTGCCATAGCAGTTTTATCTGAAAGATTATCTGATACTCAAATAACATATATTTTAAAGAATAGAATATCTTTCAAAGAAGGTGAAACACTAACTTTTGAAGAATCAAAAATTCAAGCAGTATTAACAACATTAGAAACTCCAAGCAAAGATATCTCTTCTAACTTTACTTTTAATTCTGGTCAAGAAGGAACATTCTATGATCATGGATTCATAACGAGAAAGAGTAATGCAAAAGAACCAGCAAAACGTCTAAAAATTTATTTCACAAATGCTTATTATGAATCAAGTGATGATGGAGACATCACTACTAAAAATTCATATGATACTTTTGACTATAAAAATGACGTTCGTGAGATTAATGGATTTAGAAATACTGATATTATTGATATTAGACCTAGAGTATCCGATTACACAGTTCTCGAAGGATCAAGATCTCCTCTAGAATTTTTAGGAAGAAGTTTTAATGGTTCTGGAAATTCAGCTGCTAATATTTTAGCTTCTGATGAATCTATAGTTGCAGATTTTTCATTCTATGTTGGTAGAATAGATAGAATTTATTTGACAAAAGATGGTAGATTTGAAATTCAATATGGAGAGCCATCAGAAAAATTAGAAAAACCAATTCCAATTGATGATGCTTTAGAGATTGGTTCCGTTGTTTTACCTCCATACCTCTATAGTGTATCAACTGCATCTATATCTTTCTTGAATCACAAGAGATATAGAATGTCTGATATCAGAAAACTTGAGGATAGAATTAAGAATCTTGAATATTATACTACGCTTTCTCTATTAGAAACTAACACAGCAAACTTGTTTATCCCAGATTCAAATGGATTGAATAAATTTAAGTCTGGTTTCTTTGTTGATAATTTTACTACTATTCTTCCACAAGAAGAAGCAATTGAAGTTAAAAATAGCATCGATATTCCAAATAAAGAATTAAGACCAAGACATTTTACTAACTCTATTGATTTACAGTTAGGTCCAGTAGAAAATGTAAATTCAACGGAAGATCTTGGATTCTTACAACCAGAAGGAACTGGAATTAAGAGATCTAGCGATATTATTACTCTTAATTATTCTGAAATTGAGTGGTTGAAGCAATCTTTTGCTACTAGAACAGAAAGTATTACTCCATTCTTAGTTAGCTTCTGGCAGGCAACTTTAGAATTAACTCCATCTTCTGACACTTGGGTTGATACTGCAAGAATCGAGGCAAAAATTATTAATACAGAAGGTAATTACACAGAAACTATTACCAATGCACAAAGAACAATTGGTTTAGATCCACAAACCGGTTTAAGTCCTATTCTTTGGAATGCATGGGAGACCGTTTGGACTGGACAAGAAATTATTGATACTACTCGCACAAGAGAAGTTCGTGATCCAAGAACTGGTGGCAATAGAGGGGGTGGAAACAGAGCAAGAGATTGGTCAGAAACGGTATTTGATCAGACATTTGAGGATTCTTTCAGAGAAGTAATTGATACTGGTACTTCTACAAGAACAGGCACAAGAACTGTTGTTACTGAGCAGTTTGATATGCAATCTGTTGGTGATAGAGTTGTTAATAGAGAAATAATCTCTTTCATGAGATCCAGAAATGTTCAATTTATATCGAAGAGATTAAAACCACTGACTCAAATTTATGCTTTCTTCGATGGTGTTAATGTAACTAAGTATTGTGTTCCAAAATTACTAGAAATTTCAATGGTATCTGGAACTTTCCAGGTTGGTGAAACTGTTGTAGGTACAACTAGAGATACTGGATTACAACCATTATCTGGAGTATCTAATCCACAAATTACTTTTAGAGTAGCACAAAGTAATCATAAAGAAGGACCATACAATGCTCCAACAAGCGTTTATACAAATAATCCATATACATCACAAATTGGAGCAACAGGTTTAGAAACTTTCTTAGGAACTCCAGGCACTGTTCAACTTGCAGGGCAAGGTAATACTATTCCTGCAACTTATTCATCAACATCAAATATTCTAAATGTAGATACTTATTCATTATCTTTACAAGCACAAGGAGAATTTAGTGGATATGTTGAAACTGGAATGATTCTGGTCGGTCAAACTAGTGGAGCTCAGGCAACAATTACAAATCTTAGACTAATTTCTGATCTTGGAGCAAATCTGATCGGTAGTTTTTTCATACCAAATCCAAACATTGGCACCAATCCAAGATTTGAAACTGGCACTAAGAAGTTTACATTAATTAACAACGTAAACAATGACTCAAATGTTGCCGATACTTTAGCAGAAGAATCTTATGCTTCTAGTGGAACTTTAGAGACAGTACAAGAGAATATTATTTCAGTTAGAAATGCTAGAGTTGAAATAAAACAAGAAGTTGAAACTGCTGGTGCAAGAAGAACAACAGGTCCACAATTAACTGGCACAAGAGTCATATCAACAACAGCAAGACAAATTGGTGGTACTGAGTGGTATGATCCACTTGCACAATCTTTCCAAGTTCAAGACGAAACTGGAATTTTCTTAACGAGTTGTGATGTCTTCTTCCAGACGAAGGATGATATGGACATTCCTATGACATTCCAAATTCGTACAATGCAAGGAGGAGTTCCTACACAAAAGATTCTTCCATTCTCTGAAGTCATTGTTGAACCAAGTCAAATCAATGTATCTCAAGATGGTACTGTTCCAACTAGATTTACATTCAAAGCACCAGTTTATCTTGAAGGTGGAACTGATTATGCAATCTGTCTTGCATCATGGTCAACAAAATACAGAGTGTTTATTTCAAGAGTTGGTGAGTCTGATTTAGTAACAGATGAATTTATTTCTAATCAACCATATCTTGGATCATTGTTTAAGTCACAAAATGCTTCAACCTGGGATCCAAGTCAATGGGAAGATCTTAAGTTTACACTATACAGAGCAGAATTTGAACCAAGTGGAACATTAGAAATTTACAATCCAGTTCTTGGCGAAGGTAATGGTCAGATTCCTAAGTTGATGCCAGACTCAATTAATGTAAACTCCAGAAGAATTAGAATTGGTATTGGATCAACACTCCAAGAAGTTGTAGGTGTTTCGACAGGATTACAATTTGGAAACACAATTTCACAACAAGGATCTAACGCAACTGGAAATTATGTTGGAAATGCAGGTATTGCAACAGGAACTCTGGGCATTATAAATTCTGGAATTGGTTACACTCCAACAAGCGGATCGTTTACATTTGCTGGCGTTGGTCTTACAAATATCACTGGAACTGGTAAAAACATAACAGCAAATGTCACTATTGAAAATGGAGTTGCAATTGCAGCAACTGTTGTTACTTCTGGAACTGGTTATCAAATTGGTGACGTTTTAGGAATTTCTACCATTGGAAATACTTCTGTTGGTAGAAACGTTAGACTTTCTGTTGTTTCTATAGCAAGCACTAATGAACTTATTTTAGATAATGTTCAAGGAGATTTTTCTGTTGGTGTTGGTAAAACTTTACGTTACACAAATAGTCTTGGAATTACAACTAATTTCAATGCATCAACTGGAGGAAATGTTACTCCTTCAAACATAGAAGTGATTACTGATGGTTTACACGTTGTTGTAGATCATAAGAATCATGGCATGTATCATGAAACAAATAAAGTCACTATTTCTGGTGCGGAATCTGATATTGTTCCAACCAAGTTAACTCTTCCATACGCAGCTGATTCAACAGCATCTATTTCAGTTGATAGCACTTCTGAATTTGGTACATTTGAAAACGTTGGCGTTGGAACAACAAATCCAGGATATGTATTAATTGGTAGCGAAGTTATAAGTTATACTTCCGTTTCATCTGGTTCAATCAGTGGAATAACTAGAGGTTCTAATCCAAAGAATTATCTAGTTGGAACTCCTGTCTATAAGTATGAATTTGCAGGTGT